TGGATTCTGCCTTGTTCATACATTGCCGCTACTGGTTCAGCCCGTAATTTCTTACCGACATGCGCTCGCACTTCTCTAATCGGTATCCCTGATCTTACTTGTTTCAAAACTGCACTAACCATATCTCCGCCTTGGTTTACTTCTACCAGGATTGCATCTGCTTTATATGCGTCAAACAAATCTACGGCTTTTGTTGCCCAGGCTAATGGCGATCCTTTGAAACTGTAATCTCCCAGTACATAACCTTGCCCGTCACTACTAGATCCAACAACAACAATTCCTGTTTCATCTGATTTCTCATTACTGGTTACAGCAGGGTCAATAGAAACTACAATCCTGGATAACGCTGGTTGTGCATCTACACGGTTGCGGTCAATTACGCCTCTAGTCCATAAAGCGCCTTCCACATCATCAAGAATTTCGCCATAAAGTTCTTGTCTGCCTAATCTTGTTCCGTTGTATCGCGCCTGGAGTTCCATGAGGGCAGATGGGGCTAAATTAGCCGCGTTATCAAATGTAGTTCCCCTGGTTATAGTTACAGATCCGTCTTTGCGGTTAGCCAACATTCTAATTAAAGGAGTTGGGCGCGGAGTAGTAGTTACAACAACTCTAGGTTTCTTGCCAAGGCGTAATCCAAACTGCAATTGATCCCAGGCTTCTTCATATCTAAATGCACCTAATTCATCACACCAAGCCCCATGATGTTGCGGTCCTCTAAAGCGTTCAGGTTGATCAGCAGAAAAAAGTTTTATGCGGCTTCCATTGGTTAATAAGATTTCGCCAATAGATCTGTTGTAATTCTGTAACATGTGAAAGCGATTTAAAACAGAAACTACGCCTGATTCACCTTCAGCGCATGTATCTCTTGCGTCAGAAAAGGTAGGGGCAACTATGGCCCATCTTGTAGCAGGCTGTCTAATAGCCTCCCAGGCAAGCCATTCTGCGGCTGTACGGGTCTTTCCAGCACCTCTGCCAGCCATGTAAAGCCAAATGTTCCAATCACCTTCAGGCGGTAATTGTTCCTTCCTGGCCAGTTTGTTTTTCCATACCCACCTGCTCGCTTTGATCCTGGAATTCAGTGATGGTGTGGATCTCTGTTCCGTCATCAGCAACGGTTGTGCTTGCATCAATGAGTCTTGCGATTGCATCAACTTCTGCGTCAAGATTTGTTCCTCCGTCATAAGTCACCACCTCTGCCTGGATCTTAGTTGGAGCATCAAGCCCCAAGATCTTTGCCCGCTTATCAATTACGCGCAAAATGAAATCTGCGGCTCTTAGATTTCCCTGCACTGCTGGTTGCCAATAAGTTTGTTGGAGCGTATCTAGGCGATCTAATTCCAATTCACGCAATTCATCAGATGCTGGTTTAAGCGTTCTAACCATTGCACGGTTGTAAGCCTTTAGCGCTCCTGCTGGTGACATTTGTGTTCGCTCTGCTATTTGCCTCCAGGTAAAGCCCTCAATGCGTAGTTCAATGATCTGCTTCTCACGATCAACCAACTCATGTAGTGGGGTTTTGTTTACCATTATGTGTTCACTTTATTCTAGGAAACTTTATCCCGCAAATTGAGGGAAAGTTACATAAGGTTACTTTTGGTTACCTTCGTGACATAGCGTAATTCTTAGATCATCAGTATCAATCCAGGTTTCATCAAAGCCTGCATCACTCAATGACTGCGTTACCTGTCTTTTGTAAATTTAATCTAGCGTCTAATAAATCATCTAAAGATGTTTGCAAAATCTGTTTTTTGCGCCAATCCATGCGGTTGCCATAGGTGTCTGTTTTTAACATAGCGTGAACATTGCTGATGGCTTCATCTATCTCAGCAATAGTTACTTCTTTTTCTATGGTCAGCATGGAAAAAGTCTAGCGTTTATTACTCCTGTGGTACTGGATTGAGGAATTCCAATAATTGATCAACAATTACAACATCACGCCCATCTAAGTGATGGTGATACTCAGAACAAAACGCTGTAATTTCAGAAATAACTTTTTGGCGGTTTTGCATAGCAACCACTTTGAGCATTTCTTGAATATTGTTTACATCAGCCATTAACGCGAGCGCTTCTTTTAACTTGATAAGCCTCTACATCTTCTTTGCGATAATAAACATTACGCCCGCTTTTAGAAACCCAAGTAAGAGTTTTGCGGTGTTGTATTTGACGCAAATTGTTTAATGTAATGCCTAACAATTCCGTAACTTCAGCCGCGCTTAATAAATTTTCTTCTACCATGTTGGCATCTGCTCCTTCGCTTTTGACTTAGTTTGTAATCTAGGTACTAAACCTACATCAGTTGCAGTAATTTCAAGCACTGATTTGTCATTGCCGTCACGGTCTTTGTATGTGGATTGTTTCATTTCACCTACAACAACAACACTGTCACCTTTTTTAATTGAGTCTGCGAGCGCTTCAGCCTTTTTATCAAACTGAACAACTCTAAACCAAGTTGTATCGCCATCAACCCATTGATCACCTTGTTTAGTTCTTGGTGTATAGGCCAAACTAAATGTTGCATAAGCCTTATTATTTTTACTAAATTTTAAGTCAATGTCATTACCAACATTGCCTTTAACTGTAATTTGCATTAATCACCTTCCATCATAATGGCCTCTGTACCATCATCTTGTAATAAGACAATTGTGCCATCAGGCTTGACCATTGGAAAACTGGTCGGTTCTTCCCAAGATGGAACGATCCAACCTTTTTCCGTGGCATAGCCTGGTGCAAGGTGGATACTATCGGTTTTCAAATTATGACACCCGTGATGCACATAAATTAGATTGGCAGGTGTGTCCTTTCCGCCTCTAGATTTAAGTTTTCTGTGATGCAACGCCATGTTCTCCAGGGCAGGCATACCGCACTTTTCGCAGTAGCCCGCCGCCCTAGCATGGACTAATTCAACAACTTTCTTGTCCACTAATCTTCATCATCATCTTCGTAGATTTCAGACGGGTCAATAGTTGGAAATACTGGTTCTACATAAACAGGAATAATGCTCATTAATACCAACCCCCACGCCCATTTTTTGATCTTGATAGCCATGATTCTAACGCTCCACAAGGAGTTTTATATCTAACTTTTATGTAGTTTAACCCCCACTGAATTTGAGTATGCGGGTTTTCCATAAAGTTAGCAATTTGAGCCTTAGTATTGCGCTTCATGTGTCTTTGTGGAATTCCGTAATCATGCGTAGGAGATTTAGCCTTGTAATTCCACGCTGATTCTTTGCCCCACAATTGTGCCAAGCACCTGAATTCTGTTGTTGGTTGTTTAAATTGTTTTCCAACCATCAACCTAGCGTAATCTTTTGGCTTCATTAAAGAAATCGCAAAATTATGTTTTTGTTCTTTGCTCATTACTGGAGCAATTGCTTTAGCAGGGGATATAGCCACAATTCCTACCGACAAAACGGCTATTAAAAGGAATTGGGTAAAACGGCGCAGGCTTAGGCCTTTCGCTCCTTCTTACAAGCCCCGCAAAGTTGTTCTCCAAAGTGCCATGCACCATAAGCACAGCGTTTAATCATTTGATCCATTTATTTACCCCTTTCAGGTTATTTATAGGACAGGAAAAGTTTACCCTCTAAACCTGGTCTAATGAAGGTTTTAGTGTGTAATTTATCGTTGGGTTCTATGAGCGTGATGGTCCTATCTAACTCCGCCAAGCCATGATCCGTAAATTTATGGAAATCATTAACTGCATCTACGCAATTATTGTAATAATTTTTCCAACTTTCTTTGCCATCATCTATTACAACTATTACATAATTCATTCTGCTTCCTCCTTGTAAGTTACTTGATGCTGACATTTTGAACAGGTAGTGCTGTATTCAATGTTGCCCCAATCATCTGTATTCATGTTTTCAGTCCAATAGTTATCACAGGTTTTACTTTGTTCCTCACACTCTGTGCATAACTCAGCGCAAACTATTTCTCTATCCACTTCTTGTGAATAAATACCTGATCCCATCATTGAAAATCCTGGAGTCATGGTTTAAACGCCCACAATCTTTCTGTCAGCCATGCCCAAAATGAATCCCAATCAAAATTGTAAATATCAACTGTTTCCCAATCTATTGTTAAATAATCAATAGATGCAGTTGCCATTAACAAATTGGCTGTGGTTGTGTCAGTTGTAGCGGTACTGGTGTCTGTTGTTGCGGTAGCCGTAGTTGAGTCAATTGGAATTACAACTGGTGTTGGATTTACAACAAGCACTGGTGCTGGCCTGTCATTACCTGGACTTGTTGCGGGTGTAAATTTTTCAACAGTTTGCGTTGTATAAGACAACACTGGTTGATTGTTTATTACAACAGGCTCAACAGGCACAACTACAACTTCCCGCGTTACGGTCCATTCATTTGTTTGCAAATCAACTTTAACCTGCGTGTTGGGATTGTTGTTGCCAATACCTGCGTGACCAGTTCCTTGTAACACATAACTTTCACCTGGTTGCAAAGTTAAGCGTGAGTATTCACTTCCTGCACCGCAAGTTCCTGCATCACACATAATTGCTCCGCCTATTGCGTTGCCATTTGCATCTACTTTTACATAGACATCTGCTCTCGCATCAGACGCAAAAATGTTTAATGCGGCATAAGCCAACACTGCTATTAATGCTGATATTGCTATTTTCTTTTTCATTATTTGCCTTCCTCTATTACTCTGTCAATCATTGCTGAACATGATCCATAGCCAAACATATTGCCGTCAGGCTGACCTACATAACACACATCATGTGTTGCGTAAGTAAACATTACAATGAACACTGCAACAGGCATGATTACCAAAAAAAACCAGCCCCTGCGTGTTAATTTCCAATTAGTTTCCATTTCCATTTGATGCCTTCCTCCTAAAGTATTCCGTTGATGCACACCATTCACATTCACACAAATAAGAACCATCATCTTGAACAAAGATGATCACTCTGTTTGCTGAACTGCCCCCAGTTCCACACCAAGCACAGCGTGGATCTTGGATTTCCTGGTTAGCCATTGGTCCTCTGTTTGTACACATTATGGATTTGCGGTTTCATTGCTGTGAGAGCGCTTTGCACCGCATTAGCAACTTGCTCTCTTTGCATAGCGTTAATCATTGAAAGGCTTTTGTTTTCAGGAATCTGAAAGCCCTCAAAATCAACGGTCATTTCTATTGTAAATTTCATACACAGGTACTTTCTTTCTCTAATTTGAACATTCTGTTTTTAGTTGTTGAGTATTTTGTGTGATAAATATGGAATCCATCTTGCCTTAAATTCCATAAATCAAATGTAGGTATATGTCTTGCTTGATGCAGAGCCTGTAAAGACTCATGCAAATAAGCGGTGTCATAACCGTAAGTCATGGGAATTGTTAAAACTAAATCCCCATTAACTTTAATTTGAGCGGACCAGTAACTATTGCCACCCGATTTATCAAACCACTCACGGGCTTCAATAAATACGCTTTTCATTATTTGTACGCCTCCATCATGCTTAACATATTTCTAGCATGACCCATTAATTGTTTAACATTAGATTGCTCTAATTGTGTAACAGCAACTGCACCTATCATGTTTGAAAGTGTAGTTCTGTGAGTAAGTTCTTTTTTAGTTACAGATCCAATTGCACCATTACGCAAAACTGCTTTGTAATTTATTCTGTAATAGTGCGATACGCCTGGTTCTGTGTATTCAGAGCCACAATTAACTTCTGTGCTAATTGTGATCCTGATTGCATACACATCATATTCATCAGTTCCATAATAACCGTAATTGGTTACACATGGAAAATCATTAAATAAAATTGATGTGGTGATTGTCAATTTATTATCAGTTGTAGATGTTACTTCGCTAATAGCATCTGCAACCTTTGCTCTTGCATGTGCTTTAACTATTAGTTCTTGTGTTGCTGTCATACGGTTTGCCTTCCGTTAATAAGTAGTACCACGGTGGTACTACTAGCGCCCGCCGCAGAGATTGCATCTGCGCTAACCCACTAGGGGCGGGCTGTATAACTATTTAGTTGTTACCACCTGACCATTGTAATCAATATAAGTTGGTTTAAAGTTACGGTAAGTCTTGCTATCTACTAATGTTGTTTCAACAATTCTAATATCAGCAGTTGGATTAATTTGACGCTTAATGTTGCCTTTGCGATCTAAATAACCTTGGCCACCATAAGTTGCATGAGTGTTTGATTTAGATGCTTTGATTGCATTATCTAAACCTTGATGAAATGAAATCATAGAAATAGTTTTGCCAAAATCAAGATTAGGTGTGCCGTCAAGATAAGTTTCATTTGTAACTGATGCAACTGTAATTACGGCATGTGAGTAATTGCGCTCTGATGCTTTGCAACCGTTAAGAGTTACATCTGCACCATTAATTGTAAATGTTGCTTCTGCTTTGTAATAAAACATAATTAGAAACCTGCTTTCTTGTCATGTGCAACTGCAATTGCACCTGCGGCATCATTAAGTTTTTCGCCTGCGGCAAGAATGTCAGCGCCAACTAAATCAAACATTTCTGCTGGCATTGTTTGTAGAATTTTTGTTAATTGATTAACTGTGCGTTGTAATTGTGTTGTCTTAGTTGCTAATGATTTTAATGAGATTGATGATGCAACCATTTGATCAACTGCATAGTAATTAAGATCTTGGAAACCATTACCGCCAATTGATCCTGTGTACTTCTTGTTCATTTGCCTTCTCCTTTGTGGGGATCTTTTCCCCTATGGCCTAAGCGTACCACACATTTGGGAAAGATTGTGCAACTTCTTATAGGACTATTTTTGGGATAAACACCTGCGGCAGATCAGGGGGTGGACCTGAGCCTGGTCAGGAGTGACATGTATGGGGGTTTGGGAGCGGTCTAGGACCACCGTAGGGGCGCAGGTGGCTGTTTCCAGGATTTTGCACCCTGTATGCCACTTTCCTGCCCCACTAGAGGCTGGATAAAAGATTTTGTAGGCTCTCATTATTTAGCCTCCTGGGTGAGTTCAATCAGCCTTTGGGCCAAGTCAGCCAACTCTTGTAAAGATGGTAATAATTCATCAGCCATTGTTGTTCCAACCTTCTGTTCGCTCAATAAATTCTTTTGCACCTTTTAATGTGTTATCCCAAGTAGTGTGTTCAGGATAAAATTGACTGCTCCTTACTAACCAAGCACCATCTATTTTTTCAATAGACCATTTTCCATATTGATATGAACCAGCGCTCCATTTTTTTAACTTCATTATTTTGCCTCTTTCTTGGCTAATTCTTTTTCACACTCTTTGTACATTTTGTGATTGGTCCATCTGTTTGTAATAACCATGCCACAGGTATTACATACATTTTCTTTAATCCATTGTTTAGTAATCATTATTTGGCCAACATTTCTCTAGTAACAACTTGTCCGTGCCAGTAATTAACTTGTTGCTTGTTTAGCGGGCAAAGAATTCCTTTGCCACAATCGCAGTAGATTGAATCAGGGTGAATAGTAATTATTAATTGATAATCAACTAATCCCATTTTGTTAAGTTTTGATTGAGTTACAACTACTGGGTATTGGCGAATAACTAGATCGCGGATAAAATCATTCATTTTGATTTCATCATTAAGAACAGTTGGACCGTAACATGTGTAATCGCCATCTCTAAAAGTTTCCATAGCAACTGCACCAGTTAAAGGATTAACTGCTGTAACAATATATTTATCTGCTTCGTTGAATTTAGGTAATGAATTCATAATTAGTTACCCACCTTCTGAATTACAACTGGGCGGGCATCAATAAAACGGATACCGTATTCACGGGCTAATTGTGTTGCTTCAACTTTGTTGTTAGCCCAAATAGTTTTAAAAGTTAATTGACGGGCTACATCTACATCTTGAAAAATTACATTGTATTCAAAGCGAGCGTTCATACGCTTGCCTGTAAATACTAATTGCAACTTGTCATCTGATATTACTGTGTTCATTTGCCTTGCTCCTTTTTGGGGAACTTTTCCCCTACAAAAGAAATCTTAAAGCATAGGCAAGGAAATTGGAAGTATTTGTGGCACTTTTTTTAGGATTTTTTACGCTCATTTTCCTGGGAAAAGGGTGATTTGGGCCACATTTGCACCCAAAGCCCAGGTTCTGCCCCATATTCCTTGGTAGCCCGCAAGGTAGTTACCTGGCCGTCATCACGGTATGCAATTGCAGTTAATCCATCTAATACCGCTCTAACTAATTTATCTAAATCAGGAGCAACAGATGGTTCTAATCTTGTAACAGTTTTTGGTTTAACAAAAGTAAAAATCATTTCAATATCTACCGCTTCAACATGCGGTTTTGCACCTGCTTGTTTTGCACTTAATGCAATTGCAGATCTCCAAGATGCTAACGCTGATCCTTGTGAATGAATGACATGGCCGTTAATGACCTTCATTGATCCTTGCGGAATCGGTTGCCCTTGTACAGAAAAAGTTATCACATATAAAGTGTAACTAAGTCTGTCACAATTACAATTTGGTCTTTGCCAGTTTGATCAAAACCATATATGTCATAAGCGCCGCAATGATCAGGACCATCAACAAATTTGACTGTCAGATCTTTATTTCTAGCAACAACATGATCACCTGGTTGTAAAACACTTGCAGGAACTGTGTGTACTTTCATAACATTTCCAATCTGTAATGATTACATTAATAGTAACAGTTACGGATAATGTTTGCTCTATTTTGTAGCAATCTTTTTGACAAGATCCCGTAATTCTTGTGGTGGTGGAACGGATCTCTGTCTTTGTAATTCTTGTTCCTTCTGCCAATCCAAAAATTCTTGGCGTTCGCGTTCTGTTTTTTGTTTGCTGAGTTGTAATTCTTTTTCCCTCTTTTCTTCAGGAGATACATTACGAACTGGCAAAGCATCATCAAGCCATCTGTGAGCGTTTAACCAGGTTGCGGGGTGTGCTGTGTATGTTGGAGATCTATTAGGGTCTAATAAGTACCTTGTAGCCCCTCGAATCACTATCTCAGGATCTGTTGTTTGAATTATTTTTACCCATGACTTTAAAGCGGCTTGTTTAGCAACTTTGCGTGGATAGATTTTCCAAAATTCTTCAAACAACTCTGATGGTTTAATTGATGTTTCAGTAGGGTGGTTCATGGGGCGTGATTGTCCACCCGTAACCGCCGTCAATGTCACCCCGTTAGCGTCATTGCTACGCCCCGTCACAATGTCAGCCCGTAATTTATTAATATTAATCTGATAAAGATGTGGTCTGCGGTCCTCTCTGCAATTTGCAGAACCTCCAGCGCCTTTAAACATTCTAATGAATCCCCGCTCAACTAGATTGTTTACAGAACGCTGGACAGTTCTGATGCTGATAGATGCTTTGGAAGCAATCGTGGCCTGTGACGGATATGACTGCGTTCCTTCATCATTTGCATGATCAGCAATTACCAACAGCACCATCTTCTCTACTGTTGGCAAACTTGTTCTCCACACATCAGACATCAAACGGATACTCATAAACACTCCTGTATCTGTGCCAAACTAATTCCTAATTCATCAAAAGATTTTAAAGCCCTGCTTAATTGATTTGGATATTTTGTTGGTTGCGTAATGCTTATGCGTTCAATGCTAGTCATTCCGCCCCACATTCCATAATTTTCATGCTCCATTGCATAAGTTAAACAATCTTTCCAAATAGGGCAAGCCGCGCAAACAGTCCGCAGTGCGTTGATATTGTCATAAGCAACAACACTGCGTTCTTCTTCTACGCGGTAAAAAAGATCAGTGTAAATTTCTTTACAACCAGCCTTTTCCCAATCTACTTCACCGTACTTGGGCAACCTATTTCCCCCGTTGGATCGTAATATGGACAGTAAGATGCACAAAATGCAATTGGCTTTTCAGGTTCAGGTGCAGATTTACCCAAATCTACAATTTCTTTAATTTCCTGTAACCAATTCAATGCTTCTTGTGCAATGTTTGGGTTGTACGGTTCTCTGTGTACCAAGATGTCCTTCATGCCGCCATCACGGGGAATACCGACTAGGGCGACATCTTTTACTTCATAACCGTTATTTGCTAGCAACCAACCGTAAAGTTGAATTTGCCAGCGTTGTTGTTGATTACCAAAATACCTAGCGCCTTTTTTAGTTGTAGTTTTCCAATCAACAACAAGCCCTTGGTCTTTAATAAACAAATCACAATGACCTTTAAGGTCACCGTAACTTACTTCTAATTCAATTAAATAATTATCACCAAATGGATCTAACCTTTGAATTGATTTTTCTACACCAGCATGAATAAAAGTACCTAGAATTGCGGCCAGCGTTTCTGTTTGATTAGTTTTTTCTGTTTGCTTTAAGTCATGCCAAACTCTGCGGCGACAACCTCCAGCACTAGATGGACCAATCTCAATTTGTTTAGATCGCGCCCTGGATTGATCATGGCCCACTAAAGATTTGGTCAATAGGTCTTGAAGATCAATCACAATTTATCCTCATTCCATTGTTCTTCACCAAATATTGCGCGGGTATCCAAAACCATTTTGTCCATATCAGTTTGCACTGACTCCATTAAAACTTCTGCCTCTTTTAATGTTTTCTGTGCCTGCATTAAATGGAAAAACATGCGTGCGTAATGAAACCAATAACCAAAAAACAAACCAAAGCACAAAAAAATTATTGATCTCATGTTAAATCCATACTGGTGCGGACTGAAGTTCCAACAGATCTTGCAATCTCTACCTGGGTTTTGAGCCGTATCGTATTAGCGCGAGCCGCTTTTACCAAAGCCTCTACTGTTCCCATGCGCTCATGTAATTCAGCATTTTCAATTAAGGCTAAATCCTCACGCTCTCCCACTGTGTAATTTTTCCCATTAGGTGCAGATTTTTGGGTAAGGCTAATCCGTGTACGGGCTACGGCTAATTCATATTTGGATTTAGTTTGGTGATAATCCAATTCCAAATCAACCATATTTTCATGCGCTTGATCTATTTCTTTAGATAATTCCCGCAAACGCTTTTCAATCATTGCGGGTGTAATTATTTCATTCATTAGCAGGCCCTTCTTGTGGTACGGGTTCTTGTACAACTTGTAATCCTGCATTTTTATGTTTCTCTTGCAACGCAATAACTTTGCCCGCATCTGAAGAAAGATTAAAAGGGTCAGGAATAAATTGAAATCCCATTTCCTCCATAGCCTCAGCAAGCACTTCAGGGAAGATGTCCAGGGCTGACGCAACCGCTCTAATGCCCAAAATGTTTTGATGCACGGCCACTACAAAGCCCGCATCAGGTCTAAATTTCTTTTGCTTATCGCTCATAGCAACATGCCTTCCTCTGCTGATCGCCAAACAATGCAATCATTTCCGTGTTGGTTTTTTCTTGTTGTTCCTGTGTCCATAATAAATCCATCTTTAACAAGACTTATCCTGGTAGGTCTGATGGTGTTGCCATCTATGTTCAGTGTTATTTCCATTTCTTGATCAGTTGCTCCGCGTAAACCTTGATTTAAAATGTACTCATACACCTTGCGGCGTAATGATCCTGTTTTTGGCAGGATCTTTTGAGCGGCGGCAATAGATGTGCGCTGTGCATTACGGGCTATAACTACCGTGTTTTTATCAAGCATTTAATTCATTTTTCTTTGTAAGAATTGCATCACGCAATGTAACGCCATTAACACTTACATCTAAAAGATCAGCATTTAATTGCCAGGCTGATTTAAGTTCATCTAGATCAGTAGTGTCATCAATTAAACTCATTACTGCGGTAGCGCTAGCCACTTCTTCTTGTGTGTATTCACGCTTTGCTTTTGGAGTTTTTGCTTCAGGTGCTTCTACGCGCTGTGCCTTTTCCATATCTTGACGCAAAGGCCGTGTTGGTTTTTTTGTATTTGGATCAGTGCCTAAATAACCAGCAAGACTTAATGCTCTGCCAGTTGCGCTTGTAGATGCGTTTTCTAGCGCTGATGATTTGTTTACAAAAGAACTGCCAACCATTTCTTCTGCAACATCAACAAACATTAAAACATCACCGTAATATATTTGGCTTTCAACAATATATTGAATGGGCCGTAATGTTTCAGGATCACGCACTACATCAATAATTTTTGCGTGAATCCGTAGATCTTTGTGGTCTGCATGAATTCGTACTAAACGCTCTGCGGCGGTTTCGTAGCCTTCAAAGTTTCCTGCCATTGCTTTGCCTTGCCTTCCTGTATGTGAGCCTTGTGGCTCTTGGTGGGGAAATTATGGTGGGCAGGTCTGACAATTACAAGCACCGTAATTAATCCCAGGTGAGCGTGTCGGGAAAAGAATTCATTAATTACCCCAAAAAGTGAGAAAATCCCTGGTGAGAGGCGGTTGATTTATGGCTACACAATCAGGATCAGCAGGCGCAAGAGTTCATTTGTCTTTATTCAATTTAATAATTGAAGTAGAAAGTGATGCAATTTATCCCGATCAGATGCACGATATGACTAATAGGGCTTTAGGTTTATTTGAAGGAGCGCTAGAAATCTGCAAAGTAAACAATCTAGATATTAGAACTGATGATGTAGATGATTTTATTGAGGGTGAAGATGTGTAAGAATTGCGGCACATGCAGTTCAGAACATTCTAGAACAATAGATGATGCGGTAGATGCTCTTGATCTATTGCCTATTTAAATAGAGGTCCAACCAATATAACCCGCGTTTGGGTTATTTATTTTCCACTCTGCCTGTAATTTATTTTGTTTCACCCAATCTGTATCGTGCGTACATTGTGCGCACAGTGGACAAATTTCAGATCCCATACTTTTGTAAACATGTTCACAAATTAATCCAGCCATACTTTGTACGCCGCAGTTACGCGCCCTTTTACTGGGTCAATAAAATGTAATCTTTGTGATGGTGTAGCGCTAGCGGCCAACATAACTCCAGCGTATCTATTCTCTGACTCAGTTGATCCAGTTTGAAATACAGATCCTTCACCATTAGCCAAAGCCCACTCAGCATGTGTGTGGTAATGGCCAATGTAAACATCTCTAAAATCCCAAGGATAAGCGCCTGACCGCCAACGGTTTACATGTTGAACAATTGCACCAGGAGATGCAAAACCGTTCCTACCTACTTCATCACCGTGAATTAATAATGCTTTGTAATTACCAATTTCTACCCGTTGAATATCATCAGGGCAATCTTTCCATTCCAAACGCTTTTCATCTTTAAGTAATTGGCGTGCTAATTCATAACACATGCGATCAAAGTTATCTGATCTAGGAACATTATCCCGCTTAGATCCTATGCGCCCATGATTACCCCACTCTGCAATTACTGTAACTTTTTCATAATTGGCAAGCGCGTAACGCACTAAGTCCATACATAAACGGCTTACATTTACATATTGCTCAAACAATGTGCTATCAATTTCAAACACTTGTCCTGGGAAATTGAATAAACCTTCAACCATGTCACCGCCAAACATAATGGTGCAATCTTTTACAGCGTGATCTGCTCTTTGAATTTCTGTAATTCTTACAGCCTTAGCCGCAAATTCTAAAACTCTTTGACGCATAACTTCTGAGTTGTAACTAGGTGTTCTTTTAGCGCCTTGCCAATCTGTCATGTGCCATAAAGCAACTTCTGCTTTTCTGCGGGCATCAACAGGCGGTGGTGTAACGGGCGGAATCTTGCCCAATGTAAGCATGGCATCATGTGCGCCTTGATAGGTACTGCTAACTAAATCTTCTGTGCGTTCCTTGGCTTTCTTTAATTGTTTTTGCAAACGCATCATTGCCGCACGCAATTCTTTTACATCTTCTGACTCAACACCTTCAGGGAATTCTTCTAATCGTTTTTCAAGACTCATTGTTAAACACTATTGCCTTCCCGTGGTGGATATAACCTTCTTTGTCTAACCAAGAATCTTCATGTTTAGGATTGGCTGTAATTCTTATTGATTTAGCGGCATCAAACATCAATGCCACTATCTCAGGTTCAATATCTTCAATATCTAATAAAGCGCCCCACATGCGCCCAATAGATATAAAGTTTTTGTGAGCGCTTCCGTATTCACTTTGGCGATCATTAAGAATTTCTTTTACTCTTTTGGACACTTACAAGTTCCCATTCTGTGCGTTCTGATTGTGTCAGCACTGCACTTGTGTCCATCTGCTCTAAGCGCTTGAACTAATAAATTGACTGGGTAATTTTTTGCCCATGCGTCATCTAAAGTTTTTTGATCTTCTTTGTTTAAATTATCGTAAAGAGCCTGGTAAGCACACTTACCCAACCCGTTATGTATCTTTCTTGAATCTAAAATTGACTGTATTGCTTTGTCTAATGCCATATAAACCCCCCACGCATAGATTACAGCATGATCCCTAAAAGCAAGAAAGCCCCGCCGTAGCGGGGCGTTTCATTATGCCTTCTTTTTAGCGGACTTTTTCTTGTCTGCCTTCAGCAATTTATTAAGTTCAGCCGTTACTGCATCAGCAACAAAGCCAAATGCGGGGTCTTTTACATTGATTGCGCGGATTGCAGGCCCTGCGGTAGCGGCTAACGCGGCAATCAAAATAGCCTTAATACTTGTTTCTCCTGTGCCGTAAACAGCAACACCAGCAACAATTAATGATCTTGTATATGAGGCTAATGCGGCTTTCATTTTGTTGTTCATTTTTACTCCTTTGGGCGTGCTATTGCCATGATGGTTTTGTAATCACGCCTGCGTAAATAATACCCGTCACCGTTGCTTTGGCTACCTGACTTTCCGCTAGATGTGTTACCTTCATACACCTGAATGTATTTAAGGGCAGTATTATGCCATTTAACTATGCCCACATGATCTGCGGCGGCATCTTCATCAAATTGAAAAAACACAAGATCTCCTGGTTTAGCCTGACCAACTGGAACTATTTGGTTATTTTTTGTCAAATATTTTAACCATAGATCACAAGATGCGTAACCTTTAGGTTTGTCAGATACGCTCTTGATAATGCCTGCATCAAAATACATTTTAGATGCGGCCATAGCGCACCAAGGCTGATTATTTAACCCAAACCATTTACCAAATTTGGTGTCATTGTTTGGGCCTTCTGTGTAATTTAATTGTGATTTGCACAGATTTAAAACTTTGCTTATTTCAAGTGTCATGTTAAACCTTCTTTGGTCGGCTAGGGCGATACGGTTCTATCTTAGACTTAATTCTTCCATCTTTGCGTATTTTAACAATCCAACCATCTTTAATTAATGTGTCATTAAAAGGGTGTTTACTTTTTGCCTTTTTCATTTTCTACCTCCGTAATTATTTCTTCATTTTGCACAGGCTTAGGTTTACTTTTTAATCCATTAGCACTTAATATTCCTGAAAGCGTGCCTGTTAAAAATACGCAAAGAGTAGAAACAAGATCTATAAACGCCGCGTCATTAGGTGCTTGTGCCATTGGCTGTGTAATAAATAACAAAGCGTAAAGCATAGAAAAAACAGATCCAGCAAAAACAATAGCAAGCAAAATTCCTATTGTTACTATTAAACGAGCGTGTAATTCTTCAGGTGTATATTTTTTTCTAGCCATTGACCGTTTCCACTTCAGGTAATAAATCTTTGGTACACAAACCAAGTGCCTCACATTGCGGTGGGTTGCACTCAGCATTTTGCCAATTTTCAAATTCTTGACATGGGTAGCGCACCCAACCTTGATAACCACACCCAGTTAAACTAAGGGCGAGTAAGAAGCAAAGTATAAATTTCATCAATTCGGCTTTCTAGTTTTTTAATTGTTTCACCTTGTCTATTTTGTTCATCACGCATACTTGATCCTGAATTGGGTTTCAATTCAATCAAATAATGTTTTACAAGGAAACGCACTGCAACTGCCAAAGATCCTAAAAGGGTGCTTACGGCAATGCAAATACCAAGCCATTCATTAATAATCATAACTGAATAATAACTTATGAAAGGAAATACATGCCTGTAAAATAAAAGAAATCAACAACTTGTAATGTAAGCGGACTATTGTGATCCATGCGGGCCATAGTTCCGTTAGATTGCGGATAATAAAGTTCAGCCGTTGATGAACTTGGAACAACATCTAAATAAATTAAAAGATGTTCACCCGTGCTTGTATCGTGAATTCCGCCAGTTACTAAATTATGAATACTAGGGGTGAGGCTAGGGGGGAGGGTTAATGAATAATCACCAGTGCCAAAATTTGTAACATTTGTACAATTAATTCGTAATGTAAAAAATACCATTTTGCCGACTCTAGAATAATAACCTGTGGCTGGTGTGCCTGTATAAGTTAAACCCGTGCCTGTCCAGGTAGATGTAAATGGCACTTTAGGAACACCTAATAAATTATCTGCAAATACAACCCACTCTGTACCGTTCCAATATTTCATTTGATCATCAGTGTTTTCATAAATGATGTCAGCCACGCGTGGATATGTTGGTTCAGTAGTAACGCTTGGCGCTGTAAATCTTACGGCTGTTTCTAATTTGCGTAATCTTTGCTCTAAATCATTAAACATAGATTGCAATTGCGGCGGTTGATTTATGTAACCCATTATTGCACCGTTCCTGTTGTACATGAAAGCGTTACACGCTCAGGTCCATCTTCACCTGGTTGTACTGTCAAACCAACTATACGGAAAACTTCATCAAAACCATTAGGGAAACGGTCATCTCTAATAATGATGCGGCAATCATCTCCTACTGCATAAGTTCCAAATTCAGGATCTACATAAGCAGGTACAACTATCTTCATAGTAATTGGTGGGTAAGCCAAGGCTGTTACTGCGCCTACGGCTAGATTGTCTAATACTGTTTGATCTGTAACATCTGAGTAGTTAGCCTGGTCCTCTAGCAATGCCCAACCATCAACAAATTTAGAAGCATCTTGTGCGTTAGAAACTAATTTACCTTCATTAGATCCAGCGCCTAATGCGTAAACTGAGTTAGCCGCAATAGATCCATCTTCAGGATATTCATACTCAACAATGTTACCTGCGGGAAATTCAAACACGGGAACATCTATGTCATCAGGATCATAAACTAAACCGCTACGGGGATAATAAGTATTAAATGATTTAGCGGGTAAGCCTGTAATTGGGTCATAGAAAACATCAATATAGAAATCAAATCCATCTGATTGACGGGATAAATCTTGGATAGCCTGGAAAACACCTTTAATTTCATAATAATAATAAACACGATCAACTAGAACGCCTGAAACTGTTTGACCTGATTGGTTATACAACACACCAATGTCACCGTATGCGGCGGTCTGTGCATCTTCAATCAAAGTTTTAGCAATAACTAATTGATCTATTCCTGTAAATTCAACATCTTGGGTAATACGCCTACGCTCAAAATAAGATAACCATTCACGGGCATAGTAAGTAACTGTCTGATCTGTGCTGTTATATGAGCGCCCCCAAATAACTCCGCCCCATACCAAAATGCCGTTGCGATCTACATAAATTCCGCATTTGCCTGGGATAGTAGATGGATCAACATTGAACTGGAATGTGTTAATACCTGACAAAAGCAGGTGACCTTGAAAAGTTCCAGGTTGATTTAATTGTTGAGTAAAGCCAACCTCTGTTAATGGAAGTTCAGCAATGATGTCATTGGTTAAAAGATCAACCAATAAATATCGGTATGTGGTTACTGGCATACCGCTAGATTACCAGTGCGGCGGCTTCTTCCTCAGTTAAAGGTTCTCCAGCAATTAATTTAGCCTTTGCTGACTCTTTATTAGCCGCTAATGCCTGAGCATCAGCCTCACGCTTGGCTTTTTCCTCTGCGTATTTTGCGGCGGCTTGATCTCTGTCAGAAATTTCTTGCGCAGTTAAAGGCACAATAGTTGTTTTGCCAGTAGAGCAATCTACAATCATTTTATTCAGCGACATTTACGATCTCCCATTCTTGGTTTTCTTCATTCCAGTTATACATATTTTCATCATCAGGCTTGGCTACTGGTGCTTGCCAATCGTAATTATTATCTAATGTCCATGAGTCATAAGGTTGAGGTGCAATAAACACATCTGCATCAGCGTCATATTTAAATCCAACGCCAGCAAATTGTTTGCGTATATTATTGTTATATGATGTTTGAACCCATGTACCACCAAGCCCTAAATCATTAGCAAGAAAATCTTGACCCCTATGTTCTTGGTCATTTCCTACAACTAAAACTCTAAGTACAGTTCCGTTATTATCTATTTCAGCAAAGTGCGCCATGTTTCTCCTTATTTCGCGTATCTTACTATAACTAAACCACTACCACCTGCGCCTGATGTTGTGAAATTAGTGCTACCTCCAGCACCACCGCCACCAGTATTAGTTGCTCCAGCAAAAGTTGAAAATGAAGAACTATATTCTCCATCTCCACCTCCACCTAAACCACCATTACCACCAACAACTAAAGGTGAATTTATGTAACCACCACCAGCACCGCCACCAGCGTAATAACCTTGATCGCCAGTAATGGTTGCACTAGCCCAAGATGAATAAGCATTAGAACCATTACCGCCATTACCGCTTTGATATTGTGTTTGAGCATCTTGACCTACTGCTCCCGCACCTCCACCGCCACCTGAAGCATAATTTGTATAAGCAGGATAATTATAGATTGATGAACCGCCAGTATTTCCTTGTCCTGAAGTTCCAGCCGCACCGCTAGTTGTTCCTGAACTTTCAGCAAATCCTTGACCACCTCCGCCTGAACCGCCTGTTCCTGAAGCATAAAATCCACCATTGTATCCAGCACCACGACCACCACCAACTG